AACCCTTATAATCCGACCTTCGATTTAAATTGGTTTGTCCCTAAGCAGTTATATTACGATTTTAGCTACGGTAATAAATTTACTCTTAATTATTCTAATAATAATATTTATAATATATTTTGGAAAAAACATATAGAGGAAATAACCGACAAAAATAGCAAGATTTTAGAGTGTAATTTATCTCTAAGGCCCTACGATTATAACGAACTTAGCTTTAGGAAGAGTTATTATATAGACGGTAGCTATTGGAGACTCTTAAAAGTGACTGATTTTGACGCTATAGCAGAGCAAACTACTAAATGTATGTTCTTAAAAGTAGAGCCTAAAGACGCATTCGTCCCAGAAGTTAAGGCAGTTAGAGGAGGTCAAGACGATTTCGCAGACGATACGCCTATCCCTACGGGAGATATGCTAGTATTTCCTAATAATAATAGCGGAAAGTCTCTAGATAGATTACAGTTCGGAGATACTGTTAAGGGAGGGACTCGCTCTATAGTTGCCTCCGATAACGTAGAGCAAAGTTTAAGCTCTACTAACTCCTTAATAGTAGGGAGCAACGATAGTAAAGCCTTCGATAATAATATAACTGCTATAAATAGCCCAAGCGTTAATACTATAAGGTCTAACGAGGCTTATATTAATGGCCTATTTGTTGAGAAGCTACAAAGTATAGTACTACCTTACGACGTACTAACTAATTTAGAGGAAGAGATACAGGTACTACCTCCACTTCCTGGAGATGAATTCTACGAGGTAACGCGAGGATACGTTAGGCTAGACGGTAACGCTGCTACAGGTGGAAGTCACCAAGTAGATATAGTTACAGACGACGCTTCAGAACACTTATTAGCTAAGATTGCAAGTTCATTTTTTAATACGGATAATAACACAGACCTTATTGAAGTAATAGCACATAATACAACGCCTATACACTTCGGTAGTGGGCTTAAAATAACTACAAATTCGGCGATGACGTTTGACGTCGGAACGTCGCTTATAATTAACCTAGTATATAGAATAATAAAACTTTAAGATATGCCCGCAGATAAGAGAGTAGCTTTAGAATTAGCGATTAAATTACAGAGAGGAGATATAACAATAGAAGACCTCACAGAGCAGATAGAAGCGGCTAAGAAGGAAATGGCCGAAATGGAAGACACGGGGTCAGACGCTTTTATGGCCCTTAGTCAAGTCGTAGAGACTAACGAGAAAGCTCTAGAGTCTATGAACGACCAAGTTAAAAAGAGTAAAAAGGGCTTTGAGGATACGGCTAAGGCTCAAAAAGAAGCGGGAAAATCTAGTAATATATTCTCTAAAGGACTAAAAGCTATTGGTGTAGGATTAAAAGGCCTTGGAATTGGTATCGTATTAGGGGCTATTAAGCTATTTTATGACGCTATTTCTAAGAATCAAAAAATAATGGACGCCCTTAGTACTGCTCTAGGTACTATAGGAATATTATTTGAGAAGGTTTTTAATGTTATTTTTAACGTAGTAGATACAGTTTCTAAAGCTACTAACGGATTTTCTGGCCTTACTGCGGTTATTAAAGGCCTACTAACTTTATCTCTGACCCCTTTAAAACTAGTATTTAGCAGTATAGTACTAACAATTAAACAGGCTCAGTTAGCGTGGGAGCAGTCTTTCTTTGGCGGTAAAGACCCCGAAAAGATTAAGAAACTAACTAAAGACGTTAAAGACACTCAAAAAGAAATTAAGGAAACGGGAGAGGAAGCAGTTAAAGCGGGTAAAAGTGTGGTCGATAATATGGGTAAAGCGGTATCTGAAGTGGGCCAAGTAGTAGGCGGGGCAGTTAAAGGAGTGCAAGAGATAAGCGTTAAGGGAGCCGTAGAACTTGCGAAGGCAAATACAGACCTTAAAAACTCTGCTCAGATAGCGGCCGCTCAACAGGGTTTATTAGTTGAGAAATACGACCAACAAGCCGAAAAGTTAAGACAAGTTAGAGACGAGGAACGTAATAGCCTATCTGAAAGAATAAAAGCTAACGACGAATTAGGTAAAGTATTAGACGAGCAAGAAAAGGCTATGATTGCTCAAGCAGATTTACAAGTAGCTGCGGCTCAATCTGCACTAGAAGCAAATAATAACACAGAAACGCAAACGGCTTTAATAGAAGCTCTAGCTAATAAACAGGGAGTATTAGCACAAGTCGAAGGCTTTAGGTCTGAGCAGAAAATGAATGACCTAGCTTTAGATAGAGAGCGGGTCGAAATGGATAGATAATTAGAACAGTCTGAAGCAGATTTAGCGTATTCTAGAGAACAGTTCGACGCTCAACAAATAGAAGATAAAGTAGAACAAGCAAAGGCCTTAAGAGATTTAGAGTTAGAAAGACAACGACTAGAAGAGGAAAGACTACAGAAAATAGTAGAAGAGACTAACGCAGAGACACAGGCTAGAATAGACGCACAAATAGCCTTAGATACTTTTAAAGAAGAAAGTAGACAAAAAAATATAGACGCGGAACAAGCCGTATTAGAAGCTACAGTAGCCGCAGACAAAAAATCTACAGAAGATCAAATTAAAAACGCAGAAGAACTTAAAAAGAGAAAAGAGGAATTAGCACAGGCTGCTTTTGGTGCATTAACTAATATAGCTAAGTTACTATCTGAGGGAGACGAAAAGCAACAGAAAAAAGCGTTTCAATTAAATAAAGCTATAAGCATAGGCCAAGCAATACAAAACACTGCTCAAGGTGTAACCAAAGCTTTGGCTCAAGGTGGGCCTCTTGGAATTGCTACAGGTGTGGCCGTAGCTGCTTCGGGTGCTGCTCAAATAGCGACAATAGCAAAAACTAAATTTAAAAGCACTAGCGAACAAGTCGAAAAACCGAGCACAATACAGACAAATCTAGGCGGAGGATTAGCGGGTACGCAGCCTAGAGGATTCACTACTCCGACCGTAGACACAGACGCACAGACTACAAAAGTTATAGTTACCGAGACAGATATTCGGAACGTTTCTAGGAATGTAGACGGAGTATATTCTAGGGCTACAGTAGTCCAATAAAAAAATATTTGTAAAAATACTTGATATTATCAATATTTTATTAGAGGCCATTTTTAAGCGATTTAAGCGATTATCTCTATTCTAGAGTATGATTACACCTAAATTCTGAGATAATGTTTTTGACTGATAATCAAGCAGTTACGAGAGTAAAAAAATGACACAAATTATTTTGTATTTTAATTTCTTTTTTGTATAGATTTTTAATACCATTTACATTTACATTATTATTTACAGTAATATTTACAGTATCATTAACAGTGATTTTCGCGAGTGGGTGCGATGGGGTGCTATCGCATTTTATCGGGTCGCGATAAGTTCGATAAAGTGAAATTCCTATTTTTACCTATTAGGGTATATATAAGTAGATGGACTTACCATTTATAGAATTTAAACTAACAGACGAGGTAGAAGGCCTCCAAGCGATAGCTTTAGTAGATAGCCCCGCAATAGGGTTAAACTACCAAGCATTCGCCCCTCATAAATTCGAGGTAATAAACGAAGAGAAAAGAATAGTAATGGGGGCCGCTATGATTCCCGACTTACCTATCTATCGTAGAGATGAGAGAGGAGAATACTACGCAATCTTCAAAAAAGAGACAATTAAAGCACTCGTTCAAAAGCTATTTAAAGAGAATAAGCATAATAATTTTAACGAGCAGCACAACGCATTTAAAATATTAGATGATGTTTTTATCTATCAATCCTTTATAACTGACGCCGAGCTTGGTATCTCAGCCCCCTCGGGTTTCGAGAATGTCGCAGACGGTACTTGGTTTATCGCTGCCAAAGTGGAGAATGACGAAGCTTGGGCCAAAGTTAAAGAGGAGGGTTTACTTAAAGGCTTTAGTGTAGAGGGAGTGTTTGATTTAGAGCCGTATAAATTTAAAAAGATGAATAAATTAAACTTAGAGAGCGTAATATCTACGCTAAAATCTGTGTTCGCAGACGCTGAGGTAGAAGAGACAGTAGAACAAAAGTTCGAAGAGGCTACTTTAGTTGACGGAACTATCGTTAAATGGGAAGGCGATTTAGCCGAAGGTGTGGCCCTAGTTGTGGTTATGCCCGAAGGAGAAGTAGCCGCTCCCGATGGAATTCACGAGTTAATCGACGGAACAGTCGTAGAAACTGCGGGAGGTCTTGTAGTTAATATCGAAGCTATAGACGCTCAGAAAGAAGAGGAGAAAGAAGAGGAAATGTACGACAACGAATTTACTAGTGAAATGGTAAACGAACTTATCGAGAAAGCCGTAGCTAAATACGCAGAGGCTTTTACTGCTTCTTTAGACCTTATCAAATCTGAGAACGAAAGCCTTAAGGTAGAACTAGCGGAGATCAAATCTTCAAAAGAAGAGTTAAAAAATGAGTTTTCGTCCACACTCAACAAAGTAGGCGAGGAATTAGAAGAGATAGTTAAGAGCGAATCTGCTACCGCTTCTAAGCCACAGGAATTTAAAGCACTATCTAGAGCAGAAAGAGCCGCTCAAATGGGTGCTATTATAAGAGCAAATAAATAAATAAAATAGAAAAATGAGTTTTGATGTATCAAGTTTGACAAACTATGTCAACGAACAATCGACAGACTTAATCTCAAGATTATATTTTGAGAAAACGTCAAGTGACTACTTCACACTTCAATCTGGAGTAAAAAAGACTGACGCTTTGCACCTTTTAGCAGTAACTGCGTTTCCACAAGACGGAAGCGGATGTTCTCCAAGTGCTTCGGGCGACGTAACTTTCTCTGACAGAAACCTAACAGTAGGGCAAATTACTTACTTTAGTGGTTTTTGTATGAAAGACCTAATCCCTAAGTATACTCAAATCCTACTTAGAGCGGGTAACGGAGAGACTGAGGAAATGGCCTTCGAAGCTGAGGTTGCTGAATCTGTTATCTCTACTATTATGGAGCATAACGAGACTGCGGATTGGCAAGGAGATACTGCTTCGGCTAATGTTTATATCAATCGTTACGACGGTTTAATTAAAATTATTGACGCTGCGACTACTGCTGTAGATGGAAACACTACTGCTGCTACTGCTATCACTTCTGGTTCTGGAGGTAATATAGATACTTTAATTGCTGATATGTGTAACGCTAGACCAGCAAAAGTTAAGTCTGCTGCTAACCAAGTATTATTCGTAGGACAGGATACTTTCGACAAGTATGTAGATACTTTAAACGCAAAGAATCTTTACCACATTAACGCTACAGATTGGGCAAACTATACAGTTTCTATCCCAGGAAAGAACGTAACTTTAGTAGGTGTTGTAGGATTAGACG